CGTGAATTTGCCGTGATTAATTCGGTATTATATGACTTCCATGAGCGACAGGCAGAAATGATCGAATCTGATTTATCGGATACCGGTCTTGCAATTTTACCTCGCCGTTTTAGGTGGGTTGAGAGGAAGTACGTGAATCTTGGGCTCATTAGTGGGATGAAGCGCAGCAGTGCTTTGGAGGCCGAAGAGGTCGACTTCACTGCGCTTGGCGCACTACATAATGAGCTGCATCGGACGTGTCCAGATGAAATCTGGGAAAACGCTAGCCGTGAATTTCTTTATAGACATGGCACGTTGTTGAAATCCCTAAAGGTCCCTTGGTTTATACCCGAGTGGGCTGGAGGGGTAGGGTTATACGCATCCGAGAAAGATGTTTCAGAGTGGGATTTAAAGACACTCGCCCTGATTAAAAAGGAATGGGACATTGATCGCCCACACCCGATTAGTCGAGCACCTGCGTGGCAAATGCACCAACTTGTCATGCGGCGTCTCAAGCCGCATCTCCTAACGGACGTGGAACACACGCTCTGTAGGGGTGCCAACGACAACGTTGACTATGACCTCTGTGAAAACTACAGTAAAGTATACAAATATGCGACAGTGGAAACACTGTTCGATACAGAGGATTTGAGTGAACTGCACAAGGAAGTTCTCTCGGAAAAAGAGCAGAAGGATCTAGCACCAGGAAAGATAACCTGTTCTCCTGAGTTTAGGTTACTACGCCATAATGAAAGAATTTGGGCGTCAGCAAGTCACCGTGTGGCAGAGCACCTTGCTCTACATGGTTTAAGACCAGTACCTTTTCAGGAAATGCTTAATGAGAAAATAACGGCAAACTTACCGTATTTAATTGACACACAAGTCACTCATACAAAACTGACAGACCTATGGGTTCCGTCTAGGGGCGAGAAACTTGAGTTGGTGAAACGAGCAACCAATTTAATGATCGACTCTCTACACGAGGATCCTCTACTTGAATAAATATATAGGGTCTAAGTCACAGGAGTAAACCTGTTACAGATAAAGGTGGGACAAACGAGCGTCCATAAACACCTGTTTCACAAAAATCGTTAAGTTGACCAAAC